GCATGAGCGAGAATTATATCTATATCAACCGCATCACAAGCAGCGACAAGGGCGACGGCTACCGCGAGACGTGCGCAGATTACGAAATCTGTATCACGGGCATGAAGCGGAAAACGGTCGTCGGCGTTCTCTCCAAGCTGCTGGAGCATATGGAAATCCATCCGCTGGAGATCCTCCTTTACCGTGCCTCGCACGACAGCAGCCGCGACAGTGACACGGGGTTTAAAGTCTCGCCGGAGACCCTGCGATTCATGGCCGGGCTCGGCGCGGAGGGGGACGACAATCCCTCAGTCAGCGGCGGAGCCGCTGACAGCTCCCTTTGCACAAGGGAGCCTTTGGAGGACGAGGAATGATGGACATAAAAAAAGCCCGCCGGTGCGGGAACACCGACGAGCTACGTGATGTAGAACATCACGAGGACATCTCCTATTATCCACGGGAGAGCCCCTCTTGTCAAGGGGGTGGGCGATAATGGCCGTTTTTCGCGTAGAAAAAAATCACAGCTACACGGTGATGGCCAATCACCACCTCCGCGACGAGCGGTTGAGCCTGAAATCCAAGGGGCTGCTCTCGCTGATCCTCAGTCTGCCGGACGACTGGCGCATCTCCATTGAGGGCATGACGCAGTTCTCCGCCGACGGCAAGGACGCGATCCGCAGCGCCATTCGGGAGCTGACGGACGCGGGCTACATCACCCGCGCCCAGACCCACAGCGAGGCCGGGACATTCTCCGGCTATGACTACATCGTGCACGAAACCCCTGTTGCGTCACCATCGTCGGGTTTTCCGACGATGGAAAAACCGACGACGGGAAACCCGACGACGGAAAATCCGACGCTACGAAATACAGAAGAACTAAGTACTATACCCCCTATAGTCCCCCATGAGGAGGACGCGGGGGGCGACAATCCCTCTGTCAGCGGCGGGGCCGCTGACAGCTCCCTTTGCACAAGGGAGCCTCAGAGCGCGGAAACGCCGAAGCGGAAGCGCAGAGCCACGAAGAGCGCGCCTGACTATAGACCGGACACGTTTGCCCGGTTCTGGGCGGCTTATCCCCGAGGTGAGGATAAGCAAGGCGCGATCGCCGCGTGGGACGAGCTCAAGCCCGACGACGCGACGCTTCAGGCCATGAGCCGCGCGCTTGTCCGACAGAAGGCGAGCGAGGAATGGCAGCGGGGCATCGGCATTCCCTACGCCGTGCGGTGGCTGCGCCGCCGCCGCTGGGAGGACGAGATCAAGGCACCGGCGCCGCCGCCGGAGAGGGCTGGAGGTGACCTTCCGGTATGGACATAAACGCCTACTACGACGCACAGCGCGCGCTCATCGGCGCGGCGCTGCTTGCGCCGGAGATGACCGGCGAGCTGGTGCAGGCCGTCCGCGAGGAGGACTTCAACGTTCCGGAGCTGCGGACGCTCTATTCGGCGCTGCGCGCTCTCTTCCTCTCCGGCCGGCCGGTCGATCCGGTGCTGCTGGTGGCGGAGACGTCACCGGCCTACGAGCCGACGGTGCGCGAGATCCTGCGCGACACGCCGACCGCCGCCAACTGGCGGGCATACGCAAAGGTGCTGCGCGAGAGCGCGGCGCTGCGGGCGATGCAGGATATCGGCGCGCAGCTTGCCGGGGCGGTGGACGCCGCCGACGCGCGGCGCATTCTCGCCTCCGCGGAGCCGCTAATGCTCGACCGGCCTGGCGTGAAGACCCAGCAGATCGGCGAGCTGCTCGCCGACTTCCTCCGACGCATGGAGGACAAGACGCCGCCGAATTATCTCCGCTGGGGCATCCGGCAGCTGGACGAGGTGCTGACCGCCGAGCCGGGGGACTTCATCGTTCTCGGCGCGGACAGCAGCGTCGGCAAGACGGCGCTTGCGGTGCAGCTTGCCTGGAACATGGCGAGCCGCGGGCGGCGCGTCGGGTTCTTCTCGCTGGAAACGTCTGCGCGGAAGCTCGCCGACCGCGTCGTCGCCCAGAGGGCCCGCGTGGAGCTCTCCAAGATCAAGCACAAGGAGATGACCGAGCACGACTTCGGCGACGTTGTTGCCATTGGCGGCGCGACGAGCCGCATGTGCTTCGGCATCACCGAGGCCGCGGGCTTCGGCGTGCCCGAGCTCCGGGCCGTGACACTCGCCAACCGGTACGACGTGATCTTCATTGACTATGTGCAGCTGCTCCGCGCAGAGGGCCGGGAGCGCTGGGAGATAGTGACGCGCATCTCCATGGAGCTGCACACCATGGCGCAGCAGCTCGGCGTGGCGGTGATCGCTTTGTCGCAGCTCACACCGCCGGACAAGACGAAGGGTGCGCGCCGCGCGCCGAGCCGGGACGATCTGCGCGAGAGCCGGCAGCTCAAGCAGGACGCGGACGTTATCCTGCTCATGTCGCTCGACGATCCGGAGGAGAACGACGGTCTCCGGTGGCTCGCCGTGGCGAAGAACAAGGACGGCCCTCTCGGGCGGATCTGTCTGAAATTTGACGCCGCGCACATGGAGTTCACGGCGACCGACTCCCGCGCCTGGCACCGGCGGG